CGATAACACGATCCGTCTTTGAATTCTTCGGAACAGTGACGATTTCGTTCCCAACCTCAATGATAAAGGGCTCTTCTCCGTGTGAACGGGTCAAGCTTCTAAACCACGAGGGGTACGCCACCGGAAACCAGGTGCGTACAAGGGAGTACAAGTCACGCGTTATTCCGCGTTCATCGCGGAACTTATTGATGGCCGAGACGTGCTCACCCTTTAAACGGGTGGACACGCCTGGTCCCCAATTAGCATGATCAACAAACTCTTCAGGAGAGAAATCGCCTAGAACCTGTTCGATTTTCCGCGCAGTTGCTTGAAGCAGCCACACGTTCAATCCGTTGTAAAGCGGATCGGACGAAAGGTCCCTGAATCGATTATTCGTCTCACGACACAATTCCTCGTATTCAAGGAATTTAGCATAAGCAACCTCATCCTTCTTAAACGTCGTCTTCAAAAACGTCGCCTTCGAAAGGAGAGAGGTTGCTGCTAAGTCGTCCCGGAAACGATACCGATTGGTATAGTTCGCGGGATCGATCGCCACCGAAGTTAGCTGGTCATGCTCGCCGTTTTTATACAGGAGCCAAACAGCCAACGACCGTGGTGAATCGATGCTGGAAAGAATGTTGAAAATAGCCTCATCGGTCATCCGACGGGGTGCGTGAAAAGCCCGAGCCTCTCTGAGGACATCAGCACTACGCTTCTTAAATGAAGACATAGAGGTTCTCCTTGTCTGTTATAACAAACCGCTACTAAGTTAGTAGACGGATTCGAAGTTCTTCACGCCTTCCGTGACGATCGCATGGCTCAGCAAATTCTTTGCATAGGCCAGGATATCGGAACGGTTAGCGAGAGTCGAACGCTCAGGCAGAATGAACTCACCGTTAAAAGTGAGGTCATATGCTTTGGTTGGCGCCGGCTGGATACCAGTCGACGTCGAAGCCGAAGTCTGCTCGAGAACAGGCAAGACAGCTTTCACGAGGATGCGATAGTTCCACGACGTCTTTGACGGCGCGCGGAAACTATACGACATCACAGGGTAGCCAATGGCTACACCGCCGGAACGGTCAGCGAAGCGTGCAACGCCAGACTGATCGATGTTTACCGGGGAAAAGGTGTGGTTGACGGGGGTCGCTTGACCATCCGCCAAAGTCAATGCTGCGATAGCGGTCATTGTATTTACTTAAAGAAAGGTTTAGAAGGACAGTAGCACGATTCTGCGGTACAGGGGACGAAAGCTTAAAACACTTTCTTTCCACCCAAACGAGAGCCGAACACCGCTGTTGTGAGGAGAGCCATAGCATTAGCAAAGTGCCCCAATGTAGCAGGGTTCTTAAAGCTAGGAGTAACAGGCGAAGGAAAACCGGACAATACAGTCCGAACCATACGCACATTACTCTCGCTAGAAACCTTGAAGACATTGTTGTACACGCTGTAGTTATCGATCCCTTCACGGGTTGTTGTAAAACGTACTCCGCCTCTGTGGAAGGTCGTCTGATAACCCGAGTAGAACGTAAGACCAGATGTAGCGTCAAACGTATTCAACCACGGGCCAATCGGATAGAACCAATCCACAACGAAAGAGTAAGGGAGCAACTCCCACGCAACGACAGCAGGGTTTATAAGCCCTGTTTCCTTTGCGGTTCGTGCTCCACCTACCGGACGATAGTAAGTTACAGAAATCTTACACACGTCAGTAGTTTCGCCTT